AAGAATTTCGCTACTTCCCCCAATACCACGAACTTTGCAACGAAAAAACAAAGAAGTATAATGGAATTTGACATCAAAGAACTCACTGCACGAGCATTTTTGGATTATGTAGGGCCAGCCTTTCCTTCGTGGTGGGCTAATAACAAAACAAAATACGTACTACCAAGCCTCTCGAATATCAGTGAGGCACGTAGCAACGGCAGTCAGTATTTTATGACCCTAAAAGTAGCTGATAAAGCAGGCGTACAAACGCTTTTCCCAAACGAACCTTTGGTGAGCTTTTCACTCACTAAAACCATTGTAGAGACAGCAACAGTAGGCAAACACCGCAGAGGTAAGGTAAAGGAGTACATAGCTACCGAAGACTGGCAGATTACCATTAAGGGGCTTTGCATTGATACTAATAATCCCGACTTGTACCCTACAGCAGAAGTGCAAAGCCTTAACCGCTTGTTTGAAAAGAACGAAAGTCTGGAGGTCATAGGTAACAAACTCTTTACCCTTTTTGATATTCGTAACATCGTGCTAAAAGATATTAGTTTTGAGGCTATGGAGGGCAAGGAGGGCATACAGAAGTACACCATCAAAGCAGTGTCAGATATGGACTTCTATGCCGAATTAGATGAAAAGAGAACACAATTAAACCACTTGTATTAATGTTTGTATTACAGGCAATTATAAAGATAGGAGACTATACCTTTAAGGCAGTACATAGCGTGAAGATCACCAAATCGGTAGATGAACTTGCCGACACCTGTACTATAGAACTCCCTACCCACTTTAAAGTAGCTAAAGGAGGTGATAGGCTCTACACGGAAAAAGCTATCAAAGCAGGCGATAAAGTGAGCGTTACCCTTGCTTATGAGGGGGTATATAGCGGAGTAGAGTTTGAAGGCTATATAAAGAAGGTCAAGCCAAGCATTCCCGTAAGTATAGAGTGTGAAGACGCTATGTATTTGCTTAGACGAAAAAATGTTAATAAATCGTGGCAAAAAACAACTCTTAAAGAAGTATTGCAGGAGGTAGTGAAAGATACACCTATTGCCTTGGCTGATAATATACCACAAATGCAGTTAGACCAATGGCTCATTCGCAATGCCAATGGTACGCAGGTGTTGGATAAACTCAAAGAGGAATTTAGGCTAAGTATCTTTATCAACGATGAGGGAAAGCTATATGCAGGGCTTTCGGAGCTTACTAATATAGGGCAAACAGCACGCTATAACCTCAATTACAACATTGTGGCGAACGACTTGGAATATCGTACCAAGGACGAATGTAGGCTAAAAGTACAATATACCTACATTGACAAAAACAATAAAAAGAAAACTGTAGAAGAGGGTGATCCTGATGGTGAGCTGAGAACATTTCATACCTCTGTGGTGAGCGATGAGGCTAAGCTACGAGATATGGCAAGAGCGGAAATGGAAAAGCTAAAGTATGACGGCTTTGACGGCTCTATAACGAGCTTCTTAGTCCCTTTTGCTACACGTGGTATGCAGGCACATATTATTGATAAAGAACTGAAAGAGATAGACGAACGCTATTTCATTAAAAAAGTAGAAACTACCTTTGGGCGCAATGGAGCACGCCGACAAGTAACCATAGGAGCAAGATTATGAGTATAGATAGAGAATTAGCCGAAGGAATTCGTCAGATAGTCAAACGCAAAACCCCCACCATAGCCGTAGAGGTGCTATCTGTAGACAAAGCACAAGGCACGTGTGAGGTGAAGGACGACGAGCTACAATATACGGTACGCTTAGCTTCGGTGATTAACGAGAATACTGAGCGGTTTTACCTTTTTCCAAAGGTAGGAAGTAGCGTATTGATCGCATCAATAGGAGAGGACGAAAACCGCTATTATGTGGTAGCTTATAGTGAAATTGAAAGCGTGAGCCTACGGATAGAAGACACACAACTTACCATAGACAAAGCGGGGGTACATCTGCAACGCGGGGAAGTAGATTTTAAAATCCTTTTAAACGAGCTTTTAAATGAGCTTAAAACAGCTATCATACAAACCCCTGTAGGAGTTGGGAATTTTGCCCCTAACAACGTGGCAAAGTTTGACGAGATTAATAACAAGATAAATGAATTACTACAATAGAATATGGCACGACTAACAGCCGTTGAGGCAGATTACAAAAAATCACAAGCTAAGGAGCTTTTTGCCAAAGGCTTTAGCATTGCCAATATATCGGAAATGATAGGTATTGGCATTAAGACACTCGGCAAATGGCGAGAGGAGGGCAAGTGGGACGATGAGAAAGAACTGCAAACACTCAAACCTTCCAATATTCGCAAACTCACCCTCAAGTGTGCGCAAGCTATTGAGCGGGGGGAACCTCTTCCCTATAAGGCGGACGACATTACTAAGATTGTAGCCGCTTTTGACCGCATCACTGACCATAATAAGATTGCAGTATATACTATGGAAAGCCTCGACGGCTTTACTAACTTTATATTGGAAAAGGCGGGACAAAGCACGGGTAAAAAGCGTGAAACCTATATGAATACCATTAAAGAGATACGCCCTTACTTTGATATGTATATAACCGAATTATTACAACGAGGCGATGACTAAAACAGAACTCAAAGAAGCCAAAGAACGCTATTTTGCGAAGTCAAAAATGATACGGGAGCTTACCTATGAAGCTATCCAAAAAGAGACAGCAGACGAACAAGAGGCACGTATCAAGCGACTTTTAAAGCCCGAAAACTATGGTGAGTTTTTCGATTACTATTTTGGCTTAGACAGTGGTTTGCCCTTGGGCGATGCCAAGACACCTAAATTTCACATTGACGACTATATTCGTTTGTACAAGGACCCGTTTATACGCCAATTCAGAAAGAAGTTTAGGGGTGCAGGTAAGTCCATACAGTCGAACGTGGGCAATATATGCCACCTCAAGCAGAATAACCTTACCTTCTTTCCTATCCTCATAGGGGCAAACGAGGGTTTGGCTAAAATACTGCTCTCAGACTTGCAAGCACACTTAGAGAACAATCAGAAGTTTATCAAGGACTTTGGCTTGCAACTTTCTTATGGCGATTGGTCGGATGGTGATTTTCAAACCACAGACGGCAAGCACTTTAAGGCGTTGGGACTTAACCAACCTTTCAGAGGGTTGCGTTTTGGTATGTATCGCCCCGACTTGGCTATTTTAGACGATATAGAGGACTTGGATAGAGCCAAACGCCCCGATATGATAGAGAAGTATGGCAAGAAGATAACGGGCGACTTGGTGAAAGCCTTTCACCGAAAACGAGGAAGGCTTATCATCAATAACAACTATATCGTCAAAGACGGCATATTGGACTACCTCTATGACAAGTGGAAAGATAGTCCACATCTGCACGATTCAGTTACAAACCTTGCTACTGCCAACATTACCCGCGAGAACTATATGGATATAGAGTGGGAACCCTCGTGGAAGGAACGCGATACAAAGGAGGATATTATCCGCATTCTGCTCAACGATGACTACTATACCTCACAGCGCGAGGACTTCAACAACCCTATTGAGGAGGGCAAGCTCTTTAAGGCGAAAGATATTGCCTTGGTACGCATAGCGGACAATGAGGCGTGGGACGGCTTGCTCGATCATTGGGACTTGTCTTATACCACTACGGGCGACTATAAAGCGGGAGTACTCATTGGTATCAAAGGTATTAAGCAGTATGTGTTGGAAGTCTTTTGCCAAAGGTGTGAACTTAATGCAGCTATGGAGGTACGCGCCCAATGGGTGAAAAAGTACCTTAAAAAAGGCTATAACACTATGGGCTTCTTTGATGCTACTATGGCACAGAAAGCGGTCTATACGCCTATTATTATGCAGAGTGCCGAGGACAACGCTTGCCCTAATATCCCTATTGGTTTGCACCAAGAGGGCGACAAGCATAACCGCATTTCGGCAGGTATTACCAATGCGCTCTTTCGCAAAATATTGTACTGGGACGAGACGCTGCCCAAACGCTCGGAGAAAGACTACAACGCCTTTACCAAGCAACTGTTTTCCTTTGAAAAAGGAACGGCTTCAAACGATGACGCCCCCGATACCTTAGAGCGTGCCATTACCCTTGCTCAACAGTATTTTGGTTATTCCGAAAACCCATTACAAAGCTGGCGACCTTTTATTGCTAAGCACAAAAGACGTAGCGTATAACCTAATTATTCACCTAAAATAAGCCCGTGCGGCTCGCACTATGACACCGAGAAAAGAACTATTTATAAAAGTAAAACAAGCCCTTGCCTCTATTGAAGGCATTGAGCTCATCGACCTGCAACGCGGTCAGTTTGACAACCCCGAAAACGGCTATCCCGAAATATGGACGGCTGCACTCATTCAGGTAATGCCTATCGCCTACGAGACGATGACCCAACACGTGCAAGAAGGCGAGTGTGAGTTTCATATAGACTTCTATTGCAAAGACGGCTGGACAGACCAACACTTAGGAACTGCCGACCCCGAAGAGGGACTTATGGAACTGGATATATTAGACAAAATCACCGATACGATACAATTCCTACAAGGCGAGCAGTTCAAACCCGTACAGCAGGTGCGAGAGGAGGAATTACGCCTAAGTGATGACGGCATTATGAGCTATCGCATTACCTTCACCACGCACATTTATAGGCAAACCCCCTACCCTTACAAGCCTAAGAAACTCAAATTAAATATGATTTAAAATGTATTTAACCAAAGAAGAACTAAAAACCGTAGCCACCAAAGAGGTAATAGACCTTATCACCCAAGGCGATGAGCAGATAGTAAACGAAATAATTGCTGAAAGCATAGACCTAATGGCTTCTTACCTCTATAAGTATTACAATACGGAGGCTATTTTTGCCAAAGAGGGTGACGAGCGCAGCAAAATACTGCTCAAGTACCTCAAAGATATTGTTATCCACGAAATCTATATAAGGCGCACCAAAACCCTCAACCAAGTGGCGAAGCTCCGCTATGATGAGGCGATGTTATGGCTTGAAAAGATAGCCAAAGGCGAAATAGAAGTTGCCCTACCCAAACGCCTAAAAGACACTGATGGCGACGGCACCCCCGATACGCCCACCCCTTTTATGAAGCTCGGAGGGCGCAAAACCTATAAAAACCACTGGTGATTATGCCTAACAACAACTTACAAGAACTCCGACAAAAGCTCGAAGCCCTCGCGCGCTTGGTAGCTAATGATGTCCCCATTGTCCTTAAAACAGAGGGACTCAAGTTTATTCAAAAGAACTTCCAAGATGAGGGGTTTAATGATGAGGGCTTACAGAAGTGGCAACCTCGCAAAACTACCGATACACGAGGGCGAGACCTTACCCGTTACCGCTCGGATAGGGTAGGCAAAAAAGGTACCCTTACCCCCTTTGGCAAGCGTAACCAGGGGCGTGCTATTCTTACAGGATACAACTCAGGAGGTAACAAGTTACGACACTCGTTTAGGGCGCGTATGGAGAAAATGCAAGTTACCTTCTACACCCATAAGGAGTATGCTCGTAGACATAATGAGGGATTAGAGGGTATACCTAAACGTCAATTTATAGGCGACTCCAAAACCTTATTCAACAATATCAAAAAGGAAATAGACCGTTTATTCAATCAACTACAATAATGGCAAAGCAACCCCATAAACAACGAATAGAAAAGAGTGTTACTCTTAGTGGTAATGCACTTAATAAAAAGGTACATTTGGGCAAAAATACGGCTCAAAATATTCAACAGGTAACTAATCTAATGGTGGACATCATCAAGCGCCAACGTAGGTTATGGCGTACCGAACTTAACCATTGGCACTCGGCACGTTATGCCCGTTATAGTGTGGACTACCCTCGTACTTACCCTCTGGAGGAGGTATACCAGGATGTACTCCTCGACGGACACCTCACGGGTATTACCGAAAACCGTACTCTACGAACTACCAATAAGGACTACATTATCGCTATCGATGAGATTAAGGATGACACTCTAACCGAGTATATCAAGGACAAACAATGGTTTGAAGACTTGATCGAGTTCGCTCACCAAAGCATCTATCACGGGCATTCACCTATATGGCTTAAAGAGGTAACCAAAGGTGAAATCAAGGCTGTAGAACTTATTGATAGGGGCTTGGTAATTCCTGAAAAGCACGTACTGCTCAAAGACTACGATGCTACCACTGGCATAGACCTACGTGATGTGCAAGAGGTAGTTTTAGTAGCACAATTCTACAAGCATTCGGGGTTGCTCGAAAAAGCAACTCCTTATGCTATCCTCAAGCGCCATTCGTGGGGCAGTTGGGACGAGTTCGAGGAGTTATTCGGCATCCCTATACGTATTGCCAAAATTGCCTCACAGAGTGATAGCGTGAAAGAGGAAGTTGCCCAATGGTTAGAGGAAATGGGTTCGGCTTCGTATGGCGTTTTTCCTATTGGTACTGAAGTAGATATTAAGGAGAACAGCAAAGCCGATGCCTTCCAAGTGTTTTACCGCAAGATTGAAGCCTTAGACAAAGAGCTCTCCAAGCTCGTACTTCACCAAACAATGACAACAGAAAACGGCAGCAGCAAGGCACAAGGAACGGTACACGAGAACACTTTGGAGGAGGTTGTCTATGCCGACGAAAAGAAGATGTTAGCTTTCCTCAATAACCAACTTTTGCCCGCTATGCGTGCCATTGGCTACCCTATGCCCAACAATGCCAAAATAGCAGTAGAGAAAACCACAGACCCTAATAAGCAAATCAGTATAGACGGCGTACTCTTAGGGCGTGGCTATATCCTTACCCAAGACTATATAGAGCGTACTTATGGGGTGGAAATAGAAAGTATGC